CCTAAGTCGGCACGGTTTAGTACATCAGCCCATGTGGGTACTACCTTTCCATTTGCGTCTACGATGGACTGGTTGAAGTTGAACCCGTTGAGATTAAAAGCCATAGTGGAGACTCCCATAGAGGTAAGCCATATGCAAGTGACGGGCCAAGCAGCCAAGAAGAAGTGTAGAGCACGGCTATTGTTAAAGCTAGCGTACTGGAAGATGAGTCTCCCAAAGTACCCATGAGCCGCAACAATGTTATACGTCTCCTCCTCCTGACCGAATTTGTATCCATAGTTCTGGGACTCGTTTTCAGTCGTCTCTCTAATCAGTGAAGAAGTCACAAGACTTCCGTGCATAGCAGCGAACAAAGCACCACCGAATACTCCAGCTACACCCAACATATGAAAGGGGTGCATCAGAATATTATGTTCAGCTTGGAAAACGAACATGAAGTTAAACGTACCTGATATACCTAAAGGCATACCGTCAGAGAAACTACCTTGTCCGAATGGATATACTAAGAATACAGCAAAAGCTGCTGCAACTGGAGCTGAATATGCTACACATATCCATGGCCTCATTCCTAGTCTATAACTAAGTTCCCATTGTCGTCCCAGGTAAGCTGCGATGCCAATAAGAAAGTGGAAGACGACAAGCTGGTAGGGTCCACCGTTGTAGAGCCATTCGTCCAGTGTCGCTGCTTCCCATATGGGGTAGAAGTGAAGCCCAATAGCGTTGCTACTTGGTACAACAGCTCCAGAAATAATGTTGTTTCCATATAGTAATGAACCTGCAACAGGTTCTCTAATCCCGTCAATGTCCACGGGGGGTGCAGCGATGAATGCAATTATAAAACATGTCGCTGCGGTAATAAGACATGGGATCATAAGTACACCAAACCAACCAACATACAGTCGGTTGTCGGTGCTTGTTACCCATTTACAGAACTGATCCCAGTTGTTCTGCTGTGGTAATGTGAGAGTTGACATTAAATTAGATGAAGAAGTTCAGGATATTTATCCTTTGCTTTGTCTACAGCTTGAGCTATAGATTCTATACCAAGTGCTTTCTCTTTCTCAATCACACCTTCAATAGCTGTGTACTCTCCTTTCCAATCAGGAGGTTCAGGCAGTATGATAGGAGAATAAGTCCCACCTTGTATAACATATAATTTGCAATTATGTTCAGACCAAGCAATGCTTGCCACATTGGGAAGCCCATAGTGATTACATACTTTGTCTATAGTTCCACGCACATCTCTGAAAAAACTGTTTGATTCTATCCAAAGAACATCAGTCATTTTCATGGCTGCCTTACAGTAAGAAGCCCAGACATCTGCATGGAAGTCTAACTTGTAGTCACCTAATTGTAAATGAGCACCAAGTTGTTCAGGTAATTCTCGGTATAAATATACTTTCTTACCTTGCAGGGAGTTAGCTAAAGGTACAATAAACTTGTGTGATAACTCGATTAAAGCACCTGTTGGTATATGATCCATCTCTTTTGGCTCTACCCATGTGGATATTGTACGAGCCAAGAGAGCACACATCATAGATGAACCACAACTATTCGTTGTAACTAACCACCTGTTCTGTTTCTTCGTGGTGGTCTTCGTGGTCATGTATATATAGTTCAGGGTGAGCGAGAACTGGACTTGATAGACCGAGTATTAATGTTAATAATAATAGTTTCATTTTTAAAAGATCAATGTGTATGGTCGTGTTGGAGATCCTTATCCTTTAATGTGAATGGTTCCCCCTCAGTGTCCATGATTGGCGGTGGTGTGTAATCTAATCCATCATCTTCCTCTTGCTGAGGTTCAGGATTAGTATCTATTTCTTGGGTTCTGTAAATCCAACCAGTAGATATGTATTTATTAACAGTGGATTTAGCACCTAATGGTCTACCTCTGTGCATATAATTCCACAGAGCAGGGAACAGAAGTAATCTACCAGCACGGGGTTGAACCCTAATACCATTAAAGAACTCTGTCTCACCTCCATCTTCTATATCATTCAAGTACCAGATATAAGTTAATGACCTTTCTCGCAATAGTCCTCCAGCTATTTCTACAGCTGAGTCATCATGCCAGTCATAAAAACCTCCTGGTTTGGTTTCTTGTAATTGATATCCTGAGTCTTCAATATGACCATCTAAAGGAGTCCAGTTAGACCATTCATCTGGGTGTGTAGGTAAGTTCTTACACTGGAAGTGTTGGGAGATATCTGCTTTATATTCAACACAGGATTGCATCAAGTTTTGATGAAAAGTAGTGTCTATATCTTCCCAGCCTTCTTTGCCAGAGATCATTAAGTCAACTGACCTTTTTATCTCTGGCTTAACACTTCTATCTAAACCACACACACCATCCTCTCTTCTGTCGTCTTCTCGGAAACGATTAATAACATCATCACAAAACTCAGGACAAAAGACTTCATCTCTTACCCATATAAAAGGATCGGATGATATGAACATTATAAAATGCCTGGTATTAACTGCCCTGTTGTTAGATAGGTACCGATGGCAATGATAAAGCCAGCCATTGCTGCTCTACCATTAAGCTCTTCAGCGATGTGCCATCTGTCATTTTCGTGGTTGTGGTCTGTCATGATTTCAATTGGGGGTTCTTTGGGAAAAATGTTTTGACGATTACCGTCTTCTGTTACGATCATTTCGATTTGCCTGAAGCTTTATCAAGAGCTTCCTGTTTTTTCTTGGCCGCTTCATTAATTTTGTTCCAATTAGACTGGAACTCAGCAACCATACTACCAAATTTTTTATAAGGTTTACCCATTATACTTTAATGTTGGAGGCTTCTAGTTTTCTACGGACATCCTCACGGTATGCCTCATCTCTATCGTAGAGAGGGTTACCCATGTCACGTACTACCTCAGCCATGCTGCGATAGGTTTCTGTTTTAGATTTTTTACCTGTGATTAGGTTGGTATCACGACCTTGTGCATCTTCGTATTGTGCCATGAGTGCTTTAACTGCAAATGTTACTGCTGCTTTGTTGCCAGTTTCAATGACATCATCAAAGTTTTTAGCATCGACATCTGATATATTATCACCAGCCCATGCCATGAGATCATTATAACCTTGTTCGCCTCCAGCTATTGTTTTAACCTCAGCTACTTCAGCATCAGTTAAGACAGGTGAGACAGGATCTGGTTGTACGTTCTCCATACCAACCTGATTCCTTACACCTTCTAGGTATGAGTCAACAAGGTTCTTAGTAAGTCCAGCTTTACCGAGTGTATCATACATCTCATCAGAGAGTGTACCATTGTTCTCGACAAAATACTCATTCATTTTGAAAGGATCAATTTCATTATCCTTAAAAACCTCAGAGATTTTTTCACCATAAACCTGTTCAGCTGTATCATAGTTAACACTACCATCTTCTTGATAGTAGCTAGCTGGATCTAACTGTTCAGGTGCTGGGTCTTCTTGTACTTCCTCTTCAGCTGGAGTAGATTCTTGATCTCCTAGTTTCTTTTGGAGTTCAAGGTAAGCAGCTTCAAGATCTTCAGGTTTTCTATACTTGCCAGCAAGAAGATTCTCTTGCTCGGCCAGCATTTTTTCACCGACCTCTAGGGTTTCTTGATCCCTAGCAGTGTCAGCTTCCATCACAACTGAATCATCAGCTGGATCGTATGTAACTGTTGTTGTTGTTGGCATAGTTATTGTGGTGGTGCTCCGCCAGCCATACCAGCAGCCATTTGTCTCATGGCAGGTATAGCATCAGGATTTTTTTCAGGGTCCATCATTGGTGAGCCAGCGAATTGACCAGCTTGTTGTACCAATGCTTGCTGTGATGCTGCTTGTTGAGCTGCTTGTTGTTCTTGCTGCTGTTCTTCGACAGACTTAATAAGATTAAGTACATCTATACCAGCAGAAGCTGCAAGTCTCTTGATAGCTTCATCAGCATTCATGAATTTCATCATAGCCTCTGGCCCCATTGTCTGAGCCACAGTAGTAATGAATCCTACAAGTGCATCTCTATCTTGTCCTCTACCTAGTGCATTGATTCCAGCTACGATAGTAGGTTTAACAATACCTTTAGGCATTGCTGGTATCTGTTTTGCTTTAGTGAGGGCGTGCATCTTACGATTGAGATATGGTATTAGAAACTCAACAGTAAGTAAACTGAATAGTCCACCTAGCTGTTGTTCTAATTCCATCTGTGTCATACGAACTTCCTCGGCTGTAGTGCGTTCGGAATCCCTGACATTCATAATCAAGAAGGCTTCTGCGAGACGCTTCTCTAATGTATTAACTAATTGATAAGCAGTTTGGAAGTCAGCATTCTTACCTACCTGTATGACACCTACGTCATCAGGTCTACCTTGAATGATAGCACCATTACCTGCATTAGCAAGTGACGATGGTTTGGTAACTGAGCTAGGTGAGACTGTGAATACAACCTTTGCCGCAGCTGCTGAACCCTCAACGAGGGCTTGCATTAATGCTTCAAGGGATTTCAAATCACCTAAGAACTCTTCAACTCTTGAACGCCCGTAGTCTTCTCCATCTACTGTAACAAAACGTAATGGGATGAACGGGGTTTTATCTTTAGGAGCCTTACCTTCACTCTCAGGTATGACCATATCCTGTGCTTCTTGCCACCAAGACCACCCTTTTTTAGTGTACTTGACGCAAGTGTAGACATCAACATCTTTTGTCTTTGAAGTGTCATCATCTACAACACTGTCTTTGATCTCCAGACCAGGAGGTAAGTGTTCTCTACTGATTTTTTCTTTAGTAACTATCTCACATACTTCACCGTTACCATCTCTTTCCACCACGTACCTATTAAGAGGATACATTTTAATCCCTTCTTTACCCATGTAAAGCAGAGCATTACCAGTAACTACGAGGTGTTTGATTGCTGAAAAGATTTGAACACGATCACTTGAAGCAGCTATGCTCTCCATAATCATACGTTCTATCTTTGCAAATGCTAAATCTAACTCACTTTTATTAGCAGGATCAAGTTGATCTCCCAGTTTAGAATCATCTAACTGAAGTTTAAAGAAACTTGTAGATGGAGGTAGGAGTCCTAGCATTAGTTTAGATGCTAATGTTACAACTCCTTTGGCTCCCACTGACTGCCACGGTGTTTTAAACTGAGCATAGTTAGGGGGAGTTTCACTCCTCATTAAAAGCGTAGGTATTGTTAGCTCTGCGCATTCATACGCAACATTAAGAAATTGTTCACGGTCAGTTGATAGCTCATTGTATCTCTGACGTGCGTTCTTCATTTATTTTTTAGGTTGTGTTGTGGCTGGACCACCGCCTGTGCCTGTGTTGACACCTTGAGGTGTGTTGATTCCTTGAAGTCCTCCTGTAGATGGCTTCTTAGTAGAGAGCTGTGTAGTTCCTGCTGATAGTTTCTTCTTCTGAACTTTCTTAGCAGTTACTTTAGCTTTCTTCTTGGTTTCATCCTCAGATATAGGAGCAGGTGTAGGTGTAGCAGGTGGTTCTACTGGAGCAGTAACTGGTACCTGACTTGGGGGTGGTGGTGTGGGTGCTGTTGGTGTAGGGGCAGGGGCTGGTCGATTGTTACCGCCTCCAAAAATTGAGCTGATTAATCCTCCGCACATAATTTATTCTTCCGATAAGTGTTGTTTTAATAGTCTTATTATAGAGATCTGACCTGCCCGATAGGCGATCTCCTTATCGGAGAGTGTATGGTCAGGGAATACATCTGGAAACTGTTCGTCCAAATCAGCAAGAAGCCTAGCTAGGTCACCCCAGTTAGGCGTACTTGGGTAAGTTGTTGTTGTCATGTTCAAAAAACGCTGGCATTCTAGCTCTCTTAGTGTCAGAAAGTTCGGGTGCTTTGCCTTCATACATTAGGCGATCACTGGTATCGGCCCAAAATTTTGCGTCCAAATATTTGTCCTCAGTATTTCTACCTAGAGGCTGAAATATCCAGTTAATGGTGGCCTTCCTAAGTTTATCCAAAGAAGAAGAAGGACGTAAGCCCAACTCACTACATACAAGAGAATTACTTCCGACATGGATCTGCTCGTCCCTTGAGATGTCGGCAGATACAGTGCGAAGAGCAGCATCCCCATTAAACCTAAAGAAAGGGAGTAGAACGAAGAAGACGGCCCGTTCTGCGACCAGAGCTTTGGTAATTGTATGGTCAGGGTGTGAAATCCAGG